TGTGCGCCCACCTCTGCTGGGGTGAACTGCACGTTCGTGTCTGCCATCGCCTGGGGGTTCACCATGTCGATGCCCTCAGAGAGTGCGTTAGCAGTAACTGTCCCAAAGTAGGGAATGTTTACGGTAGAACCGTTATGGATTTCTTTTGTAATTCTCCAAGAAAGATTGGAGATAACTTCCTTAAACTGTTCGGTAAATCGAGCTTCCTCGATAATAGTTGGAATCGTATCTCCAAGGACACTCGTTGTATTAACTGCCATTTAATTCCTCCAGTGCCTACAAGCCCCTCGCTTTCCGCGCTGCCATGTAAGCTGCTCGGTTCGCTTGAGGATCTTTACTGTAGGCATCTCGTATTTCTTCATAAGATTTTCCGACACCTGCTCCGGTGCCACCTGTTGTCATTGTCTGCGGTGTTTCCGGATGAACGCTCTGTGCCTCTGTTCCTCTGTTCCCCAACTGCCATCTCAGCACCTGGACTTCCATCTGTGCCGGGGTGGTGGCTCCATCAAGCGCACTATCAGGAACACTTGGATGCTCTTTCAGCAGACGCCATTTTGTGTTTTCAAGTTCAAGGGCTGCAACGCGATCTTGGCCTTGCTTACGCTCGTCCTCACGGACGGCTTCCATCTCCCACCGTTTGAACTCTTCCGAGTCCTCACCGAGTTCGATAGCCTTCTTTGCTGCATCCCTCTCCCGGGTCAACTCTCCTTCGCGCCTACTGGCATTAGACTTAAACTCAGCGAATTGCTGCTGCAACTGTGTAAGTTGCTCATCTCTCTTCGCCAAGTCTGCTGCTGTTATCCCTTCCTGCACTGGCTCTTGCGGTGCATTTGCTCCCCCGCCTACCTCGGTGCTCGGGACTGTCTCTGGGCTTACCATTCTTTCCTCCGATTCGCCCGGTTGCTCTCCCTCTTTTGAGGTGCTACCGGGTTCTTTGGATTATGTCACGCAAGATTAGTAGCATTATACAAAAAGTTTGTCAACTAGTTTGTACCATATAACCAAGTTTCTCTCTATTCTTGCCAATCTCAAAACGAGAGACTCCTCCAGCCTTGTTATGCCATTGTTCCAGTAATCTGTAGTCCTCATCCCAGGTTGTTGCCAAGTTGTAAAGACGGAGCAATCCTGCTGTAGTTTTTGTCCTCTCCTGATATTTCCACATAGTTAAAATGGCATCAATCATACCCCTGCTACCCTCTTCACCTCTTGCCTGTGCCAAGTAAGCATCTCGAAGATCTATGTAGTATTTCAACGGTCTTCCATCAATGGGCATAGCCTTTAATCGTTCTATTTCCATTGGGTCAGTCCCAAAAGCGACCCTTGCCCTTTCTATGGCCTTCTCTCTCTGGGCAAACTCGGGATACACTTCATCAAATTCGTCATAGATACTCCAATAGTCTCTCAATGCTTTATTGGATTCCATAAACTGCTGGTACAGATGTGGGCGGTCCTGCATATTTATCGCTTTGAAGGATTCTATCTCCTCCCGTATATAGTAAGGAGTTCTCTCCTCCCATCCATCCATTGCGGTATGCAGTGATTTTCTGGGCCTCGCCATAGTAGCATCCCAGTTGCTCTCGTCATGAACAATAGAAAGGTATTCATAATAGGCTTTATCAATAAGGTCCTTCGGCTCCTCAGATTCAAAGTCAGCAATAATATCCTTGTATTCCTCTCTATCTGCAACTGCCTGTAAAGCTTTCCGGTAGGTAAACTTTGCACTTATTATTGCTTGTCTTACCTCTTTCAATGAATCTGTAAGCTCATCACCCTCTATATAATTCTGCTGAATCTCCCGCAATTCCTCGTTAAATGTATCATTGGCAATCCCAAGATCTTCATAATAATTCGATTTAGCGTTATTCCAGTGGCGTTCCTCACCTTGTTTTCTCGCCTCGTCATATACCTTCTTTAGTTCTGGGTCTGCGGCGGTCATATTCGCGGCTGCTATGCGGCCAATCTGAGAAAACGATCTGTGCTGGGGGTCAGCCTCCTCTACCATTCGTGCCCACGTAGACCAGAGCGACTCGGGGCGGGATCGTCCTCCAAAAAATTCAACTACATTCCCCAAAAGTCCTCCCCCCATCGACTCGGTCCATATAGGGGTGAACTGGCGCAGCGTTCTGATATGAGGGAATACGGCCCATTTTTGATAGGTCTTTTCGGTGAAAGGAATAGGTAGCTTCGCCCTCATATCCTCATGCGTGTAAGAATCCTCACCAGCCCTGTAATTCCACCCCATTGACATCGGCCCTGACATCTTCCCACGCCACCACCGGATAACAGGGTTCTTTGTGGAAATAAATCCTTCCCTGCTGAGAATCTCGTCAGGGTCATCTATTGCCCCAGCTATCTCAGCGATCAAACGCATGGGGGAGTATAAAAGTCCACCTATACCATAGCGAGTACCCCCAATACGGACTGTCCATACATCTGACCCGTCCCCGCCCATAGATTTCGGAAGCGGATTGATTTTTACTTCCTGACCAAGAGCAAGGGAAGCAAGAGTGAATACCATGTTGTTTAACATAATTATACCGAGCATCGACTTACGTGCTTCTCTCGCAGTAACACCGCCACGGAATATGTGTGCTACCAATGCTGTCTGAGCATAGGTGAAACGCGGCGCAAAAAAACCGAAGGCAGTTATGAAATTCTGCTGGTTTCGACTCATTCCAACACCACGGAACGAGAATGTTCCGGAGAGAAGATTCGTGGCACGAGCTAAATTGGCAAGCTCATTAGGGCCGACAATATTCTCCATGCTCTCCCAATAGAGTTGTGCTGTTATATTTCTTCCGGCAGACCACGCTGCGTCTGCCCGACCATACGTCTGACTGATGCCACCCTTTACTATCCTCCCCACCCGTGCTTGAAACCCTGGAATCACACCAACAAGAGCCTGCAACTGCGACTGGCCTTCGGTAATCTCTGAAGACTGTATAATCCCACCTAATCTCGCACGACGCCATGCCGATGCTTGCCGTGCAGGATTGTTCCAAAACGAAAGTTCATGCTTCGGATCAAGAGCGCCGGTAAACATTGACCTGGCACCACCGAAAATAGACTGGTGGGGAGGGTTCTTGCCAACAAGCATAGGGACGCCAACAACATTTTTCAGAAAGACTTTCCCCGCATGGGGAACACTCTTAAAGGTGAGATTAAAGAAATCAATACCAAGGATTGCTGTCCCTTGAATGGCAATCCAACTCAGGTCTAGTGACGCTCTCATCAACCTGTGGATACCTGCGAACGCTGCCATTCTTCCTAAAAGGCTATTATTAACAAAGTCCTTCCCCATATACCCAAATAATTTCTGCATCTCATGGACAATCTCATTGCCAGAGACTTTCTTATTATTAAAAACCTGCTCTGTAATAGCCATATCTTTCTTGGCAAACCCAGGCACGCTCCCCTTTGGCACCGCCGCTGTTGTTTCTACTCCTACAAATTTATTCCATCTTGCTCGTTCCGACTTATAGAGTGCCTGTGAGGTCTTTGCGACCTTTTCAGCTTTCTCTGACAAAGTTTTTAATCTGGCTGCAAGGGATTCTAGTGCGTCTTTACGTATCCTCGTTGGGTATGAAACAGCCTCCTGATAAATGCTGGTAATCATGCGAACAGTAGTTTCGTCATCGGCGCGGGTTTCTTTTAACGCCTTTCTAATCTGGGTTTTAGTTATATTGCTATTGGGCTTGACACCTCTCCGAACATTAGCAAGAGCAGTGGCAAACCGTTTTGGTGTGATTCCCAGATTAGCCTTAAACTCATCTGCCATTCTTTGAAGAACCTTTGTCATATCCTCGGGTTTAATAGTGAGGATATTCTCTAAAGCCTCTGCTTCCTTTGGATGAAGCGCAGAAAATGCCCTCATTTGTTTCGGCGTTATCTGCTGGATAGCATCTCCCCTGACTGCTCTTTCTACTATCCGTAAAAGGTCGCGCACATTATAGGCATCATCCCGGGCTTGTTTTACGCCTGCTTCCATAATGTCATCAGAATTTGTAGCCATCTTAGATAAAAGCTCACCTATACGCTGACGGACAACCATCTGGTAGGATAGGCGCACTTGGGCTCGTAGTGCATGAACTAAGTTATGGTCAAATTTATCCCCATGTTTGAGCGCATCAAGAACCGTGAGAAAATCCCTTTTCTTTCTCAAGGACTGCGCCCGTACTGTCGCCCCAGACATATTCCCAATGCGTGCAATTAACTCAGATATTTCTTTTGTCGACTCTATACGCCCGCTAGCTACGGCATCCGTAAATCGTAGAAGGTACTCATAGGGAGATTCTGCACTGCGTTTCTTCCATCGGGTAAGGATACCCATCTGCGTTAGCGTATTCCTAACTTGTGGAACGAGATCATCCAGATCCTCACGGCGTTTCTCTGTCAAATAGCGATGCAGGTATTGGTAATCACCCTCCCCAGGCTTCTTTTTTATAACGATACCTTCATGCTTTAACATTGCCACTGTGTCCTTTGACACTCTGCGTACCTCATTGATATAGGCGGCAACATCATCGGGCATCTGATACCTTTCAGGCCAAGACGCAAGATCATAGGTGGTTATTTTCGTTGGGGTTCTGCGCTTTTGCCCTGGAAGGGCGCGAAGCTGCTTAATATCGGTCCGTGTAATAAGTCCGGTATCCGGATTTACGGGAAGTACATCCTCTACAAACCCTACACGATTTAAGCTAATCTTTCCGCCGACAATAGTTGCCCCCTTTGTTCGCAATAATTCGGCGGTATCCGTTGCGATTTTAACTCCTCCCTCTACCGCATCGTCGAACTGGCCTGTAAGAATCCGTGCCTGTTCAAGGATGTTATCTCCTGCCGAACTTAATGTCTTGACTCCTGTTATCCTTCGTACTCCACCCAGAATCTGTTTCATACCAGGTGCATTGCTTAACGCAGTCACGGCTCTGGTTACCGTACCGGGATCTACGATTGTACCGGCCGCTATCAGCTCATCAACCTCCGGAAGTATCCCTACCCTGCCAACCATCTGTGCAGCACTCTTGGCCGCGTTTACCTCTTGCATTGTCCTTGGCAATCCCTTGCCAAGATTTTTTGTTTCCTCCAAGGGGATTTGCTTGAGAAAGATAACGCTGTGTTCCCCTCTCTCCCCCCTCATAGTGATAACTCTATCGGTAGGGGTATCCGTCTGTCTGACCCCCCAGAAATCTAAACGATCTTGGGTTACCTTCTCCAGATCTTTTCTCTTGGCTGTGACCTGCCTCTGCTGCTGGGCCGCAGCCCTCTTTGCTGCTTTATCGCTCGTATCAATAACATCATCGGTACTTCGTCCAAAAACTTGGTTCACAAGCCTAGTAGTCTTCTTATTAAGACGAATAAAACTATTCTTCCCTTTACCGATTACTCGCAATACAGGTCGGAACGTGGTCTTAAATCCCGTTCCAATTGCTTTGCCAACCGGGCCTGCCATCATAAGCATACCAAGCTCTTCAGCAAGCTCTGTCCTACCGCTTGGATAAACCGCCCTAGCTATAGATTCTCCAACCTTGGCACTGGTGGTTTGTGCTTGGGGGGTTGCCTCTAGCCCATGTAAGGGGCTTGCTAATATCTCTTTTATTTCCTCATCAGAAAAATCTCGTGTAGCATCCCACATCTTTTTCCCTATCCAATGAGAAATCGCTGTACCAAGATCGTTTCCCTTCGCACCTGCCGCAGATTCCATAGCATCATTCTGAAACCCGAATCCTACTCCTCCCAAGAACGAGTCTGGGCCAGGACGTTCCCACCACCTTCCATAACGTGCACCCACTACGGATGGAGGGGCGGGGGCTGACGGACGTAGAATAGTGGCCTCGGTTAGCTCCTCTCCGCTCTCAGCTCCTCCAGACAGCCATTGGGCTACCTCGGGTGCAGGATTGAGAATACGCTGTTTCTTCTCACGGCTTGAAACAAAATTAGGAACACGCTTTGGGGTTAGCGACCGTCTGGCACGCACACGTGGGTCAGGACGACCACGATAGCGCTCTAACAGGGCCATTCGTTCTTCAGGAGATAGTCGAGGGTCGGTTTCTTGGTCGGCGGGTTTCTGAAGATTCTGGAGAATCTCACTTAACTGCGACCTTGAGAGTGTTTTCCCCTGTCCTAGATCGCCAATAACTTTATCGACTATGCTTCTATTATTATTCGTCATGCCCCAAGCCTCCCACCAAGCGTCCTTGTAGCGGCGTCAGCTTCGGCCCTACGCTGCGCTGCTGCCGCTGCCTGCTGCTGACGTTGACGCTCTTTTTCCTGTGCCTCCAACCACGCTGAACTCGCACCACCAACCGCCATCGGTTCTTCAGAACTCGGTAATTGGGTAATATCAATAGGGAACCCTTCCTCACGGATCTGTTCTTCCTTTTCTCGCTGTTCTAGTTGCTTCTGTGCCAGCAACCCCTGTTCTGATACCAAATCCAAAGCCTTCATTGCCTCATCGAGTTCTGGATTACCACCCTCGTACTCATCAATATTGATATTCATCTTTGTAGCAATATCTCGTACTGCGGTGTCCGCTGATCGGAAGGCGTCCACATTCGACTGGACATCCTCAAGAGATTTTCCTACCTGTGTTTCTCTTTGGCCCATTATGGCTCCCATTGCCCCCTCTTGAACTGCGGCCATAATCACTGCTGCCTCATTGATAGGAGCATCAGTAAATGCTGGCTTACCAGCGGCATCCAACACCTGGTTCCCCTCAGCATCAAGCACAGGTTTACCCTGTAGGAGTCTTCGTGATAATCCTTCGTCAATAATAAATTGTTCTAGGTTAAGTTGTTTCTGTGGGTTATCGTCGTCCATAGTAAGAATTACCTTGAGGGCATTATATCGACGGAGGTTTTCTGTCTCTGCGGTAATCTGAGGAGGCTCATCGGGGGTAACAGCGTCCTCGGAGGGGACATCTTCTGTGGTAATATCCGGCTCACCAATCTGTTCTGTCGCCAGCTTTAGCGCTTCTTCATGCGTAATAGGCTCACCAAGGTCTACCTGTTCACCCATTATCTGCTGTGCTAAGTCCATTCTGCGTGCCTTCAAGTCGTCCTGCGCTGCCTTTATATCGGGATCTACAGCACCAACCGGACGTTGTGGCTCATCTGGTTTTTCACCAATGAGCACTGTCCCTGGAGGCATTTGCCCGAACCGGAGCTGCTGCCTTCTGTCTATCTCCTCTGGACTTGGCATATTCTTAAAGGCATCGTCGGTCATAGACATAACATCAATATCCGATCTAGGAGTGCCCTGCGCTGCAGCAGCGCTTATACCGTCAAGCACCCTTTTGTAAACCACTCGTGCGATATACTGCTCATCAGTTGAAGCAGGTCCGCTTAAATCGCCAAGGACAATACCAAGGTTTCGCAATGCGGAATTATTAAACATATCCAGTAAGCGTTCCTGTGTTAGCGGAACCTTTGCTGGTGTCATAAGATCGCTGACAAGGTTTTGCGCTGTCGCATTTACTATGGCATCAATTTCTGCATCGGGAAGCTCTTCTCCAGGATTCTTTACGTTATATATTCCCTGAGCACGACTTAATGCTTTTGTGAGCTTCCCCTCGTAGTCAGTTAGTATTGATTGCTGATCCGGCGTCATATCCGCAGGATAGAGCTCAGCCTCACTCAAAATACCAGAGAGACGATTAGCGGCTGTTGCCTCATGCGGTTTAATCAATCGGCCTTCCTTAATAATCTGCTCAGTAAGACCCCCGACCAGAAAATCAGAAAAGAATCTATTATCATCGTTCTGTCCGCCAGTGGCTACTACGTTTCGTCGCCATGCCGCCGTCGCATCCGAGAGTTTCCAGTCCTCAATAATGGCTTGGTCAATGCCAAGGGTTTTCGATGCGGTCAGCTTCCAGTTCTCCCACGCCTGTTTCTCGTTTCCTCTTATCCTTACATCGGAAATGACATCATCAACAACAGCCTGTATCGCCCACTCATCGCGTTTTTGTTCTGTAGCGTTCGGACCTATTAGGCTATTAGCAAACACATCAAACGCCACTGGGTCTTGGTCATCTTCTAACCCGTCTCTATAATCTCCATATGCGTCTACCATTGAATTGTATATATCGTTTATATCACTCGTTGTAATTTTATATGGGGTAAACACTGGCCGGCTCTGGCTAAGGGCTACCACATCCTCTACTGATAAATCAGGGTGTAGTGCAAGCAGGGCATCCACTGTCGGCACACCCATTTGGAGTCCTTCTCCATATTGAATTACCGATCCCTGCTCTATCCAATCAAATATACTCTCCCATATAGAGGCTTGTTCATCCTCCTCATAAAACCCAGACAGGTCATCTAAGGAAGTTGGGTCTGGATATGCTGTACTGCCAAGAAACTCCGTTGTACTGAGAAACGGATTAACTGCGATAACATTCTCCGATGTTCTATACGGCATTAGGCACCTCCCAAGTTACGCACTGCCTGCTCCAGTGCTCCGCCTCCCGCTGGGGCAGCAACCCCACCAGGTGGTGGTGCCATATTCTCAGGTGAAAGCTCGGGTCTGCCGCCACCGGCGTTGGATAAGTTTCCTCCCGCCTCTGGTGGGCCTTGTCCGGGTTGACCGGGAATGCCTTGTCCCTGTTTCGGCATAAGGCTTGCCATGATCTGTTGAGCACCAATGGCATAGACGGTTGCCCTCTGCATATCGCCTTCTGTCTCGGCAGCACGGGCAAGATCAAAGAGCCTGTTCGCCACTTCCATGTTGACGCGCATTGGGTTCTGTTCAATGCTGTCTGCGGCAAGCTGCTCTTCCTCAAGTTTCATGTCCTCGACCTTCATGACCCGCTCACGGAGCCACGGGAGCGACATCTTCGCCGCAGGGTTCAAGGCACGGAAGATGTTGGCCCTCATCATATCGTCCTCGGGCAGGGCGAGTTCCAGTTCCGACTCAAAGAAGGTACTGCTAGGCATATCGTCAGGAGTGAACTCCTCATCAAAGAAGCCAAGCCTGACGTCACGACCCTGAACGCGGATATTCCCGCGGTCGCTCTCCTCAAAGCGTCTCTGGTACTCGTTCAGCCAGAGACGACCTGTCTCGGCATAGAGGAACTCCGCACCTCTCTTGTAGGGTTCAATCTGGGTACGACTACTTTCCTGTACATTCTTTAGCGCCACTCCGCTCAACGACCTGTCGGCGCCACCGAATGCCTCATCGAAGAAGCTCAGTCGGGAGAGGCGCTGCTTCATATAGTCCATCAGGACCGTTATAGGACTCATCATCGGTTGCCTCGCAAGAGGGCGGTAGATTGATGTATCACTATCAAGCTGCTTGGGTTTACCCCGTTCTTCCTCCGTATAGGAGTCCTGCGCTCCCGGGGAACTTATGGCGATGGAGGCTGTATCGATCATGGCCTCCTGCAAGTCCTGCCAGAAGGTGGACATGAGTTCGTTGAGCGCCTTCCACTCGGTGACCATTGGTCCTACCATGCCTCCCGCAGTCTTCGCGAACCGGCGGGTAAGGTTCGTCTCGTAGGAACCGGCTATGGGCGTGTCATCCGCACGGAGGACGATGAAAGGAAGACGCGTGAACCCGTTGATCTTCCCCAGGGAGTTCGGCGAGAAGTTGGAGAAGTCCCGAATCTTCCTCCATCCCCCTGTAAACCGTGGGGTAGCGTCCCCTATGGTGTAGAACACGCTGTTCAGGACATCGGGCTGGCCCGGGTCTTGCCTGTTGTACCGCTCCTCCCATGTGTCGAGGATGACCACGTTGGTATCATCAGGGATATCCTCGTCGATGGTGAAGTCGTTGGTTGCTGCCATAGCCTTGAGGCGTCTGCCGGAGACGTTATACATATACAACAGGTCAGAGAGTTCCTTATACGGGCCGTTCCAGAAGGGGTAGGTTGCTGTGGGGTCAAGAAGGTCAGCAATAGGATGGGGCGTACCATCAGGGCCTGGGACGAGGGCGGTATACTGGACTGACCAACCGGTCAGTATCTGCCATGCAGCCAGTTCATGCTGCTGCCACGAACGTCCCTGCCGGAGATAGCCATGATCGCCAAAGTCCACCTGTCTCCACCATCCCTTGACGGCACGTTCTGCCTTATCGCGCTTCACCTGCTCCGTCGTGTCATAGATACTCTTCGGAAGGGCATCGTGATGGAACTGTTTTGCCAGGAGATGGATGGCAACGCTTGCCGATGCCCTGATATCGGACGTTGCGATGGTCTTTGCGCCCTCCTCCTTGAGCACATCCTTCTGATAGAACGCCTCATAGGATGCGTTTATGCTAGCGTTTCTTCCTGCATAGAGATCGAATCCGTAGCTCAGTAGCTGTAAAGCAGGGTCATCTCTCATTCCAAGTCGTTGTGCCAAGGCTGTTTACCCCCTCCCGCGCAGGTATTTCGGTAACATTGATTCAACTTTTTTCTTCGGCTGAAGGTTTCGGAGCAGCCGTAACGCCTGTTCGCGTAGCTGGAAACACCCCACATCAGCCATAACCATGTCGAGTTTCGCCGTATTGTAGGTGTTTCGTTCCTTTTCGTCCCTTGAGTTGACGGTCGTGGTCTTCTGGAGCTGGGCATACTGAGAGATCAGGGTTTCACTCGGAGCGCTATAGGCTCCCGTGTCCATAAAGTCCACCAGTTCGGAGATCAGGCCACTCTTTGTCCACTGGGTGACAGGGAGTCCTGGTTCGTGGTCAGGATGTCCCCACTTCTTATCTCTGAAGGAGTAGACGTTGGGATATTTATGGATACCAATAACGACGGCGCGGATTCCTGCGGACCGCGGCTCCCGTTCCCATCCGATGAGGGCGTTATTGAAATGCCGTCCGAGTTCCACCATCATTCTGCCCGTATCCTCGGGGCTGATCTTCCCCCGAACCTCCCCGACGTAGGCCCAATCCCTTGCCCGGCGGAGAACAATCGCCGTGTCGTGGGATGTAGCGTATCCCTCGGCCGGGTCGGCATAGATGGCATAGGATTCTGCCTTCTGTGGCAGGAGCCAGAGCTTGAGCATCCCATGATAGTCGCTGATTTCCCCATAGCGGGTCGGCTCCAGTGGTTTTCGCCGGTCCCCCAGCATAGACTCCATATTCTCCATAGAGACGACGGGGTTTCCTGACAGGTTCCAGCAGGATTCGTCGTCCCT